AGCAATGCCTGTGCGGGTTCAAGTCCCGCTCCGAGTACAAACCTAAATCACTATCATATAGATAGTGATTTTTCTTTCCTATTAAAACCTCTCTAAACACCTATCAAAAGACAAGCAAATATCCTAAATAAAAGAACAAGCTATCCTAAGTTTTGTTTAGATAGTCTCTTGTTTTTAGTAATCCTACTCTTTCTTATTGAGCAGTTTTAATAAACTTTCTTTGGTAAAGGATTTAGGGACATATGACAACTTTTCTGATTTATCCTTATCCTGTATGATACTGATAGACCCCATTTTTATCTTTGAAGAAACAATTATATTCTATCACACAATAGGTATTTTTCCACATCCCATCTCAAGAAGAAATAATATTAGGTTCATCATAAAATTCAACAACATGTTCTAAAAATCCATATATTTTAATGGCTTTGAAAATTAGGAAAAAGTAATAAAACAAAATTTTAAAACTTTCAATCAAAAATTATTTATATCTTTGTACCAAGCTTATGAGCCTCTACATTAAAGCTACTGAAAAGCGAGGGATAGGATGCATATAAAACCCACTCGTCATAGAGAAAAAGGGGTAAGGTTCATAAGTTATTCCCTCATTGCTTAGAAACTTATTTTAATTGATATTACTGGTTATCATTGATTTAAGGATTAAAAACCTATATTTGATATATCATTTAGGAACCACGAAACTTGCATTAATAACGCTACCTTCGGGATGTGGGAATAGAGACGGCTCAGCAAAGGGTTTACACGGTCTAAGTTTTTAGGTTCCTATTTTTTATAACTCTTAACATATTTCATTGTTTTTTACCTCTATAAAATTTAATTATGACTTCTTTTACAGAAAACTTAAATACCTTACAAAGACTTTTGAATGAGAGTCAAGGTGACTTTGTACATTTTGGAAATGAATTATACCGTTTTACCAAACAATCTGATATTAGCTCAGAAGAAATAGCTAATTTTGAGAAAAAACACCAGATTCAACTCCCTGATACTTTCAAAACCTTTTTACTTACCTTAGGAGCTTGTACACTTTTTGAAGATGAGCGAGGATTTGCTTATGAATTTTATCCTCCTAGCCAATGGGAATCCTTTACTAATGAAGTTTTTAATGGTACTGGTACAAATCTCTTTCCTAAAATAGTACTAGTGTGTTATCCAAATGGTGGGCATCAAGCAGGTTTTATAACCAGTCAAAAGGATGCTTTTGGTACTTTTTATTCAGATATATCTGTGGAATATTGGGAAGAAGACACAGAACTAATGTCCTTTGCTAATTGGCTTAATGAAGAGATTAGCCTTTGTTTATTATAAAAACTAATGCTTCTTTCTGAAGCATTAGTTTTTAGTGACCTCGACAGGATTCAAACCTGTAACCTTCTGAGCCGTAATCGGAAAAGATAAAATCTTTTCTTCTGTAACTTCTTTAAAATCAATATTTTTTAAATGAGCATAGGTATAGAAATAATGGTGTTTCCTACTTTTTACCTTGTCGAATATAAACAATGTATATCATTAGTAGATAGCTATTTACAAGTGTTTTCTGAATAATATTGTATTGTCTTTTTATGTATTTTGTAATTTAATCGTATGGTTTTACATCTACATTCTTTCTTTCTTTACACTTCCTTGTACAGCATAAAAGGCACGGATAATTCTAAGAGGATATTCACGAGGGTCATATTTTGGGTTTTCACTTACTAAATTCACGTGCTCATCATCAGACCCCTTGCATACATACTTAATATTAACATCTCCATTATCAAAGACTACTACATAAGGGTGTCCGAACACCAAATATAAAAAATCAACGGGCTTAATTCCTATTACATCTCCTGCTTTGTACTTAGGATACATACTATCTCCATATACATTTATAAAAGTAACATCTTTGCTGAAATTAGGAATATACACAGGTACACGTTGCATTTCATCATTAAAGTTGGCAATATCAAACCCCGCCTTTGCATATACTTCAGGGTAATAATAACCTGTTGGAGTTCCTTTAGGTTTTCCTATTGATTCGTTTTGAAAGTATTCCCTTACTTCATTCACATATTTTTCCAAAACCTTCCTATATTTTTTAGGTAGCTCGGATATACCATTTTGCGCTTCTTTGAGGTTTTTTACAGGGATGCGAGTTTTCTCATAAATATCAGTCAGGGTAATATCATAGCCTTTACGTTCATCTCTTAGAAATAGTACTAAATCATCTTCTTCCTCTTCCTCCTCTGGTACAACTTCTTCTATCTGTGTAACAAGCATAGAGCCTTCACCAAGTAACAGCCAAGTTTTACTAAGTTCTGGGAAAATAGGAGCTATTTTTTTATCAAACATTTCACTTTTTATTCCCTTACGAATATTATTTACATAGCCATTTGATATTCCACATAACTGCTCAAACTTGCTTTGACTGATTCCTTTATATTTTAGAAAATCAATTAATCTATTTTTTACAGAATTTTGTTCTGTATCTAAATTATTTTCCATACCTTTGTGCTTTAATTAAAAATTCGTTTGTTATGAGTATTGATAATGAAAAACGAGCATTTGCACCTATGTCTATTGAAACAGAGTTAAGTTTATATTGTGCTTTGGCTTGTTTAATAGAAAAATATTCTTATTGTTCTCCTATAGTATCTCCTCATTTATCAGAACGATTAGGAAAATACATAAAAGAAAATCCTGAAAAGTTTAAAGAGGAAATGTCTAAACAAGAAAAAATATCTCTAAATGAAAAAGAACAAACTAAAAAAATACATTCTATATCCTTTAAATCACCTGCTTTTGAGGAAACATTATTTGAAATCAGTAGAAGCAGGAATAATGAAAGAATTTCTAAAACTGAAACTAATACTGAATATGCTATTATTATAAGTGTATCATCATTAATTCTATCTTTTTTAGCTTTTCTATTCTTCCTTGCAAAGGGGTAGCAGCTTTTTTTATGTTATATACAAGTTCTAATATTGATATTTTTTCTTCCTCTGTTACAAATATATTTACATTTTCCAACTCATTTACTAATCCATTTATCATTATATTTACTTTATCTACAGTTTCTTCAAAAAGAGACTCTTTAAAAAGTTTTACAGCCAAAATTGATTCCACAGCCTCTAAATAAAAGCGCATATAATCATTGTAACTTCTTAATTTTAGATACATTTCAGCAATATTCATTTTTATTTCAGCCTTCATATATATTTCCTGTAAATTACCAGTGATTATTAAATCTTTTATAATATACTCTTTCTCCTTAAGTTCGTCTATTTTGCTTTTAAAATCCACTATACTGATTATCTGAACCCCCACTAAAAAAGTAATCATAATTCCCATTATAGCTGTTATAGCCCCAAAACTATCCCACGTAAAAGGGCTAAATCTTAGCCAAAAAGATAGCCATGTACCTACACTTATTAAGATAGCTAACAGCCCTAACCAGTTCTTTCTTAGAAAATTTTTCATCACATCTTTTTCAAAATCAATTACTTAAAAACTTTAACACTAATTACAGAGAAATTTTCTGTAAAACATTTTGTTTTTACAGAGAAATGTTCTAATTTTGCACCATCAAAAATAACCAACTATATAACGGGTCAAAAATAATAAAAAAAATGAAACTTACCAAAGAAGCAAAGAAAAAATTTAGAGGTGATATTATCCGAAACAAATTAGCAAAGGCTGTAAATAGAAGTCGTTCTACTATTGACAGATGGATAAAAAAAGATACTCACTTCTTAGTAGATGAAAGATATTATTCTACCGTAAAAAGAGTAATAGGTATAACTAAAGATGAACTTTTTGAAGACGAAGAAGATAATTTAAATAATCAATTATAAAAAAGAGTTGAATGAACAATACCGAGCTGAAAAGATTCCTCAAAAGAAAATTAGAACGTGTAACGACGCTAAAGTTAGCCTTAGAGGGTACAGTTAGAGAATTAACAGACGAGATTATGCGAATAACTGAAGAACTTGCCCTTGTGGAAGGGGGCAAGCCTTCAAAAAAAACTAAAAAAACCGTTGATATTTCAGATTATACCAATAGATTTTATGCAGATTTTGAAAAAGCAAGACAAAACAGCTAACAAAAAAAGCCCCGCAAGAGTGCGAGGCGCAAGTATAACAAATAAAATTTTTAAATGATGGCAAAATTACTACAAAAAATTTTCTCTCGCAAGAGAAAGATGAAAAAAAAATCAGACTTCGAAAGCATTGGGGGTTACCTATGCTACAAGGGTCGCAAGTGGTGCGAATTGACTCCTGAAGAGAAGGTAATATACAATGATTACTTTTTTCATCTTAAGCACCCTGATTATACAGCGATGCTCGAACGTACCCAATCACAATATATTTATCAGACCTTTAAAAAAACAGTCCTATGAGAACAATGACTAATATTGAATTAGAGCGAGTTCTTCAAGAAGAAGAGAAGCAACGCTATTATTACAGTGATTTCTTGGATTTGAACGACCCCCAGAATGAATTTAGCTGTGAATTTATCACTGAAGAAGATTATCCAGATGATTGGTATTGTAGAATAATGTATGCTGTATATACAGATTGTGATAAGAGAGAGGGTAGTAATCACGAGGTACTGATAAATCAGGTGTATATCAACTTTCAAGAGGTTGAACTAACTCCTGAGCAAGATAAGACCCTTACAAAGGTGCTCACAGCAAGGGCTAATGAAGAGTTTCAATACAGAGAAAGAGCATATAATTATTAATAAAAATGAAAGTAGGTGATAAAGTAATAGTTAATCCCTTTATAACAACAGACCCTGCAAATCAAAAGGGCAAGGAAGGGGTGGTAGTTGAGATTATCAATAATGAAGGGCTTAATATAGTCAAAGTAAAGTTCAACAAATACTGTTACGGACTATATGATGGCGATACCCTTAAAGAATCAACTAAAAGCAAAGAACAATGAAAACAACCATAGAAAAGGGCAAGTGCTATGAGATAGGCGATTGGCTTTTGCAAATTGACAGAATAGACGAGCGCTATATGTGGGGATTTGGCGCTGATAGTGATAGGGTGATAGGTTTTTTAGCCCTCCCTATTGACAGCAAGGTAAGTCGTGAAGTGCCAATTAATGAGTATATCAAGTGTATAGACGATGCAAGGCAGAATATAGCATACGAATACAAGGAAAGAATTAAAAAATACGAAGAATTATAACAAATAAAATTAATATCAAAATGAATGAGAATTTAATAACATTAGAACAAGCCCCTGTTATTATTTATGAGAAAATAAAAGCAGTAGGGCAACAAATTGAAGCGAAAATCGCCGAACTGAATCTTGACAATCAGTTAGTAACTGATGAGACTTTAAAGAGTGCGAAAAACACCCGCACGATGTTGCGCAAAGAACTTGATGATTTTGAAACACAACGCAAGTATATCAAAGAGCAGGTAAATGCGCCTTATGAAGCGTTTGAAAATGCGTACAAAGAGCATATCAAAGTACATTACGATAAGGCTGATAGTACGCTAAAATCAAAAATAGACGAGGTGCAAAATCGTTTGTTAGACGATAAGCGGGGGCGTATCAAAGAGTATTTCACTGAATTATGTCAGTCGCAAGGTATTGACTTCCTCATCTTTGAACGCTTGCCACTGAATATCACACTTAGTGCCAGCGATAAGAGCCTTAAAGAGCAAGTTGCAAACTTTGTAGGCGAGGTATCAAAGAGCCTTGCAATGATTGAAAGCCTAACAGACCCTGACGAATATAAGGCAGAAATCCTCACGGAATACAAGCAAACCCTTGATGTAACCACAGCTATACGTAACGCTCAATATCGCAAAAAACAACGTGAAGCTGAATTAGCACGTATCGAGGCACAAAAGGCACGAGCCGAGCAAGCACGATTAGAAGCTGAAGCAAAGGCAAAAGAAGTTGCACCGCTACAAGCACCTGAAGAAGTGAAGCCTCAAGAACAAATCGTGAAAAATGAAGCAGTACCAGCTCCTCAAGAAGAAATACTACATTACACCCTTGGGGTGAGCGGTACAAGGGCGCAACTTAGAGCATTACGCCAATTCTTAGAAACAAATAACATTAATTACAATATACAATGAGTACAACAATCACCACTACAGAGAAGAAACTAACATTAGGAAACTTCCTTAATCAAGCTAACACAGCCGACTTTTTGACTAAGACATTAGGGTCAAGAAAATCAGAATTTGTGTCAAACCTCTTAGCTCTTTCAGATAGCAACAAAGAGCTGTTACAATGCGATAATACAGAGCTGATGAAGTGTGCTATGAATGCCACTGCGTTAAATCTATCGCTAAGTAAGAATTTAGGGTATGCCTATGTAATTCCTTACAAAGATTGGAAGACACAAGAAGTACATCCACAATTTCAGATTGGTTATAAAGGTTTTATTCAATTAGCTATCCGGAGCGGTCAATACAGAACGATTAACACTTGTGAGGTGCGAGAAGGTGAGATTAAGCGTAACAAGTTCACTGGACATATTGAATTTCTTGGAGAAAATCCTGAAGGTAAAGTAATAGGCTATTTGGCATACATTGAGCTACAAAACGGATTTCAACAGTCCTTATATATGAGCCTTGAGCATGTGCAGGCACACGTAAGTAAGTATTCACAAAGTGGGATAGACAAAAACACTAAAGAATTTAAAGGGGTATGGAAAAGTGAGTTTGATGCAATGGCAAAAAAGACAGTTTTGAAGCTCCTACTCAAGTACTATGGGGTGTTATCCGTGGAAATGCAGAACGCTATAGAGAAAGACCAAGAAGATAGCGAGGGGCGTTATATAGATAACCCGCAAGGAGGTAGGTATGTGCAAGACGCTGTTATCATTGAACAAAGTGAGCCTACCGAGATTGTTGCTCAAGAAGAGCCAGTAGCTCCTGCCCCTGCACCTTCGGAAAGTCCTAAACAAGTTGATTTTAAAAATTTGTAGCAATGAAAACATCTTATTTTACATTAGGTCAAATACACATCTACAAACACAATGGTCACACTTTAGACCACGATTGTGTTATTAAAATCACTGCTGAGAACCCCAGAAAAGTAATGGTTGAGTATTTCGGCTTAACGTGGGCTTTTGAATACGATGAATGCCCTGAAATGAAGTATTTCCCACGAGGGGTATATAACCTAACAGAAAATAAATGGGAATAGCAAAAGTCATTAGTTCAGGTAGCGAGGGTAACGCCGTGATTTATAATAATCAGATAATGGTAGATTGTGGCGTTACACTCAAAGCCTTAGAAGAAGTCAAACGTTCTTTGAAAATTGTGCTCCTTACCCACAAGCACGGCGACCATTTAAAGTTGAGAACCTTACAACGATTACAAGCTGAAAGACCAACCTTGCGGGTAGCTTGCGGTGATTTTCTCTTAGAGGAGTTGCCTTGTATCAAGAATATAGATGTATTGCAAGTGGGTAAGATATATGATTACGGGGCGTTCAAGGTGTCACCCGTAAAACTATATCACGACGTGCCAAATTTCGGTTGGCGGATATTCCTACCCAACGGACAAAAGATATTCCACGCTACCGATACAGTACATTTAGAGGGTATCAGCGCTAAGGGTTATGACCTCTATGCTATTGAGCATAACTATTGTGAGGAGTACATACAAGAAGCGATTGAGGAAGCACGAGCCAATGGAGAATATACCCACGCATACGGCAACATCAATACTCACCTAAGCATACAACAGGCAAGGGCGTTTATTGAGACTAACAGAAAGGAAAGCAGTGAAGTATTAGAACTGCATAAGAGTAGAAGTTTTTATAAGTAAAATTAAATAACAATGAGAAAAACAGAATTAAATAGCTACAAGAGTATAAAAGAGAAATTAGAGCAAACCCAAAGGTATATTTGTGATGAGATAAGATATAGGGAAAGAGACGGGGAAGATACCAGTGAGTTAAGAGAACAACTCGAAGAAATCGAAGACGAGATAGATTATTACACAGATTTGATAAGTGAATTAGAAGATTAAAAAATAATGAAAAAGTACGTAATTAAATTCGAGCACGTGGAAGAAAGTACTTACACGGCTATTGTAGAAGCAGAAAGCTACGAAGAAGCGATGGATATTTTTGAAGAAAGTCCATTTGATTACCTTGAGGATGAAGAACCTGACAATAGACAAGGGCTTACGTATCATGTCAGTGAAGTAACCGAAGATGGTAAGTTTGTTTATAGAAATTCAAAAGAATTAATTGTAGAATATCAATAATGCTTATGAAAACAGTATTTAAAGTAGGAATGAAGGTCTATGACCAAGTAAATTTTCCTAATGAAGAAGGAAAAATTGAAGAAATATACATTAGTGAAGGACAAGAATATCCTATAGTGTTATTTGAAGGTAAAAAAGAAAGAG